GGATAAGTCTTGAGCCTCATCTATAAATAAAACTTCAAACTTATTTAAAGTTTCTTTTAATAAAAAGTCTTCTATTAAATCGTTAAAGTCTTTTAATCCTTTTTCTTTTTTAAATCTTTTAAGTTCGTCAGCTAATAAAAATAAAGTATTTCTTTCTATGTCTAAGATGTTTTGTCTTGAATCATAGTATTCTAAAAGATCCATTCTCTTTACTGCTGCTGTATTAATTATTGTTAGGTATTCATTATCAGAATTAAATGTACCATCTTCTGTTGAATACTTGGCCGTCTTAATAGGGATGCCACATTTCTTTCCAAACTCTTTATAATCATCTATACCCATCATCTTTTCTTTAGTCATTCCTAATTGATTAAACGCGTAAGAATGTAGAGTTCTAAAAAAAGCTAAATCATTTTCTATATCTAAACCAAATTTATCTGCAGCTCTATTGGCTGCTTCAGTTGCAGCTTTCTTTGTAAAAGAAAAATAACCAATCTGTTTTGGTCTAATTCCGGTCTTGATAAATTCGTCCACTAAGTTTAACAACGTTGTTGTTTTTCCTGTTCCTGGTGGACCTAATATGATTGTTTTCATATTTTTTTAGTTTCCTTTCCGCTATCTCTAGCTGAATTTGTGTTACTTCTAATTCTTCTGTTAAATCTTTTATGTGTTGTCTAAATCTTAGATGCCAATTTACACCCACATCTCTGTCATATTTCATTAAAAATCTTCCTGTTGATATGGTTCTTGAGAAATTGATGCTTCTATTTTTTTCATTGTTTTAATTTTAATAACTCTCGGTTGTTGATCTTTAATTCTCATTCTATCCTCTTTAACAAATGTATCTTCTAATCTTTTAATTAAATTTCCTGTTTTAGTTTTATCCATTTCCCAATTATTCTTTTTGCAAAATGCATAGAAATCTTCCATTCTAAAATATGTAAATTCTCTTTTCTCATCTGTGTATGGAAGTTTATTAAAGATATCATCTAAAGTTCTTGCTGACTGTCTATTGGTAGTCCAGTCTTGAAGTAAGCCCATAATTTGATTTATTGGATCTAAAGATTGTAATGGTTCTATCTGTTGTAAGTTTGCCATCATTGGTTTTAAAAATAATTCTTTCCAGTCTTTTGGTTTAGGAACTGGTACAACTAAATTAGCTTGATCTAAACATGCTAACGCAAACAAAGCAGAACTATAAAGTTGTTCTGTTTTTAATTCGATTCGCGATTCACCTACATCTAGAAACCATTGGGGTGGATTTGAAGTATACTTAGTTAAGTTTCCAAGTACCGGCATCTGTTCTTCCCCAAAACCTACACCAAAAGGTTTAGTTCTACAAAAAGATGCTTGACAGACTGCATTAATAGGTGCGTCTTTACATCTATATTTGTCATAACCTTTACGACTTACGGATTTAATTAATTGTTGAACCTCACTATTGCTTAAAGGTGGTTCCATAAATTTTTGATTTGCTTTAACTAATTCATCTTCCCAAGAATCTGGTTTTGCTTGCTTGTAATAAACTGCAATATTAAATAATGCATTGTTTCTTGAGCCCTCCCCGAAACCAACTATGGCTAATTTGTTTAAACAAGGAGGACCCCCAGGAAAAGCTTCTTCTATTTTTTTCTCTTCGACTTTAATTTTCTCGACCTCTTCCATTCCGCACGCCAGAACATCATAGAGCTTATAAAATTCCTCAAGTGTACAACCGGCGCCAGTATCGTTGATAGCATAACGTAGTCCTTTCATTTCGTTAAAGTAGGGTAAGTTTAAAAAGTTTCCAGTGTCCCCACGTTCCACTAGAATTTCTGTTTGTTTTGGAAAAATTTCTGAACCTTCATAGCCCAGAGTTTTAGACATTTGTTTTAATTTAGATTGCATCAAAGATGCAGGAATATTTTCTTTAGTAAATAAAAAGACGTGAGCTCCACCAGATTTAGATCGGCAGACTATTAATGGGAGATTAAGACTCCTAATACTTTTAATGAGGCTAAGATGGTCAAAATTATATTCATCAATATCAATGCAACCCCACCTACAACTATTGTCTTCTGTAATAGGGATGATCCCGAGAGCAGGTCCTTCACCTTTGAGGTGATTGATCCATAAATCGTCTGTGACGGTTTTACGAACAATAAAGGCTTTTCCTTTTTGTTTTCCATTCTCACCTCTGCCACTGGGTTGGTATTGTCCATAAGCTATTTGTAATCCGCTAAAAATTTGTTTGAACTTATCCATATATTCCATTCTCAATTCTTTGTAAAGGGGGAGCGATAAATAAATCCCTCCCCCTTCAAACTAAAGTTAATACGGAGTATTATCCTTAGCTTTCTCTTCCACATCTGCTTTTGTTTGCACGTTGCCGGTCGAGACATTACCTCTAAAGTCTTTCGCGGTTAGGTATAAAGATTTATCATCTTGTCCTAATATACGATCCATCGTCACAACCCAACCATACCAAGAACCTTTATCGTTCTTTTGTAGAGTTGAAGCTAGATTATAGACCACCCCATGCATTGGCGGAATTGCAAAATTACCCTTACCATCAGGTATTTGTATGGTTTTCATCATAGAATTCCATTTTTTACTGACGTTAAGCTGCGTAGATTTCATAGTAATCAACGCTGGTGTCATTCCACCTGCTTTTGTTTCAACCATAACATAGTAAGAAGCTGTTTCTTCTAAATAGTTACCATTAGGTAATCTAATTTTAGACCCATCTCTCTTACCAGTTTGGATTATTGGACTGTTCGGTAGATGAACTGCGACTGGAGCACCTGGTCCGTCCCCTCTATCCGACCACTCTGGATAATCCTTTTTGTAGTAGCAAGGAATAACCTTGATACCTTTTTTACCATCGAATAACTCGCTGGTAACAGTATTATAGATCATGCCTGGTTTAGCATTTGCTATATACTTTGCATCACCATCAGTTACCTGCGGTGATAGTTGTCCTAAGATTCTGACAAACGGTAACGCCATATCTTCTTGCGTCATGTTTTCAAAACCTTTGGAAAGATCGTCGCCAAATAAAGCAACTGATCCTGCATTTGTAGCTTTTATTTCATTAGCCATTATACATCCTCCATTATGTTTTCCGGTTTATTTTAGTTTTGTCTTTAATCCAAAGACTAAAGCACTCAGAAGGCATGTCCAGACCGGACTGAACACGCTCCTGATAAAGGGCAGTTAATGTATTCCAAGCCACATCAGATTTCTGAATAGGATTGAACCCATTATCTCCCGCAAGGTTAAGGAATTCCTCAGCCTTGTCATCTTCTCCTTTACCAAAAGCTACACTTACATTATTTTTAATAATGTCGCCTAACCCTTGATCTCGAAGCCATTGTAGAGCTTGTTCTCTTTTCCCATCGTCTTTAGGAATAGTTGCTCTAAACTCTTTTTTCACAGAAACTTTAGAACCATCATCAAGTTTAATTTCACTTAAACCCTGTTCGGCTAATAGTTCAGGAATTACTCTTGAACTAATATCTTCTGCTTCTGCTTTCTTACTTTTTAGCTGATCTTCCAAAGATGCAATTTCATCTTCTTTTTGTTTTAACTTAACACATTCTGCAGCTATAGTAGTTATCTCTACACTATCTAAAAGATCTGTAGAGTCTTTTAACATTTCATCTCTTACATCGAAGCTACCACTCCCAGTAAAGACTTTTACTTTACTCACCATATTTTTCTCCTTTCTCGTAGAAATTAATTTCTAATGGGTAGTATCTATACTCTCTTCTATCCCATTTCAATACATTGTATTGACCATTGGTGACATCACTTATAGCAACATTGCAAATCCCAATTATAATAGGATCCCCTATTGCTAATAAATAATCTTGTTTTCTAAAGTCTTGTAAATTTTTTTTCATCTTTCTCACAAAAGGTGATGTAGAATAAATTGCTTGAGACTCTGGTCCTGTATTTGGTAAACAAATAACTAAGTACCCAAAATCTGATGCACTTAATATATTTAAATTTGGTGGTGGTTGTTGTGCCACATACACAAATTTTTCTTCTGGGTGATTTTTATAAAACTCTAAAAATTCACGCAAAGAACTAGGTTTATATAATTCAAAAATTTTATTCTTCATTCTTAATTCTTTTTTCTTGACAGATCTTATATAGGAATTTATATACTTGTCAACAAAGAAAGAAGAAAAAATGATAAATTATAAATTTAAGACTAAGCCCTACGCACATCAATTAACTGCGTTAGAAAAGTCATGGAATAAAAATGAATATGGTTATTTTATGGAGATGGGTACAGGAAAATCTAAAGTATTAATAGATAATATTTCTATGCTTTATGATAAAGGAAAAATTAATGGTGCCTTAATTGTCGCACCTAAAGGTGTATATAGAACTTGGTTAGATCAAGAATTGCCTCAGCATTTAGCTAGGCATATACAACCTAAGATGGTATTGTGGACTGCTTCAGCATCCAAAGCAAAGGATAAAGAGTATCGATCTTTATTTGAAACTGGCTATGACCTTCACATCCTTATTATGAATGTTGAGGCTTTAAGTACTAAAAAAGGTTTAGACTTTGCAGGTAAATTTTTAAGAGCACATAAAACTTTATTAGCAATTGATGAGTCTACTACAATTAAAAACCGAAGTGCTAAACGTACTAAGTCTATTCTTTCTTTAGGTAAAGAAGCTCAATACAGAAGAATTTTAACAGGATCCCCTGTGACAAAAAGTCCTTTAGATTTATTTACTCAATGTGCATTTCTTAATGAATTTTTATTAGGGTTTACTTCCTTTTATACTTTTAGAAATAGATATGCTCGTATGATTGAAAGAAATTTTGGTGGTCGAAGAGTTCAGCTAGTAGCTAGTTATCAACGTTTAGATGAATTATCTGATAGTATTAAGAAGTTTTCGTATAGAGTATTAAAAGAAGACTGCTTAGATTTACCCGAGAAGGTATATACTAAAAGAGAAGTAGAACTAACTGAGGAGCAAAACAAAGCTTATGCTACTATGAAATCCGCGGCCCTCGCTCTATTAAAAGGTAAGATGGCTACCGCGCCCCACGTTTTAACAC